GGACAAGGCTCGCGACGACATCTTGAATCACGAAGTCGTTGCCGATTTGTACAAGAAACGCAAAGCGTTTGAGAATAAAGCCTAACGGCGTGGGAGAGAAGATATGGCAAGAATCAACCTTGAAGCAAAGAATGATTATGAAAATGCCGTGTTGAAATACCTTGAAGAGAACGCATCTGATGTTCTCGTTGAAAAAATCAATTCCGGCAAAAAAACACTTCGATCATGTTTTGATTACATCCGGGGCGAAGCAAAAAAGCAGGCGCAAGGCGGATGCGCGATGATTTCGGATGCAGTTGTATTCGGGTGGGCAATTCACTACTTTGAAGAAGACGAAATCAAAGTAAAAGATACTGGCGAGACAAAGCCTATTCCCGAACCGAAAGAATTAATCAAGAAGACCGAAAAGAAACAAGCCAAGACCGTTGAAAAGAACGAAGAGCAGTTGTCACTGTTCGCATTGTTGGGGTGAGATATGAAAGCATCACTGATTAAGGCAATACCGAGAGAAGTTAAAGCGGAAATTAAAAGGCTTGATGCAATCCGACTTAACTTATCCTTGCGGAACAATACGAGATACTACTCATACTTCGACACGGTCGGCTGCGACCTTGCCAAAGTAACGGTCGCCGTAAAAAACCATCCAAAAACGAAGAAACCAATGATTAAGCAAGTCGCTGTACACGGTATCAGTGGTTGGGCGTTTGCAAGAGATATGGACTACACTTATATCGCTGGCTATCAGACGTATTGGGGCAATAGTGAGATTAAAGGCATTAAAGAAAAGCCTTCGCCGTGGGTTGGGGTTGAAGAAAAGTATTTCGATCCGATGTCCGACCAAGTTTGTCTTGAAAGACTCGAAAATACACCGTACAAATATTCCGGATACAAACAATGTTGCGAACAAGGCATAGATGTGTTTGATTATTTGAAGACGTGGATAGAACACCCAAAGGCTGAATTGCTTATGAAAGCCGGAATAGGGTGGCTCTGCAAAAGCAAGCGAATAATCAATCGATGCGAGATGGACAAGTTGTTTATTACTTTTATACGGCGCAACGTCGAGTTTTTGAGAATGAATAGACCGAGCATCTCGACAATTATACGAGCGTTCCGCTCGAATATACCGATAAACAATGCGATGTTTATTGAAGAGTTCTACACAAGCAATTCGGAATATATACAGGACATTAAAGTGGTCGTACGTGAGAATGAGATCAACCATCTCGTTGCGTATTTAGAGAAGAACAACATCAACAAAGAAAGTTATGCGGACTATGTGCATGCTTGTGTGTTTCTCGGAATCGACATGAACGACACAAAGAACAAATACCCGTTGGACTTCGATTATTGGCACAATATGCGACTTGACCAATACTACGCACAAACCGATTGCAAAATGCCGGGGAGAATGGCGGATGTTTCTTGTAAGTACAAGGGAATGCAATATTCCGGGATGTATTGCGTGATCATTGCAAAGTCAAAGTTCGACCTTGAAAGAGAAGGTAAAGTTTTACAACACTGCGTCGGGCGGATGAATTACGACGTAAGAATGGCGGAAGAAAAGAGTTTGATCTTTTTTGTAAGAAATACGGAAAACCTTAATATGCCATACGTCACTCTTGAATATTCGTTGTCGCAAAAGAAAGTTGTGCAATGTTATGGCGCGCATGATTCTCGACCTTCGCAAGAAGTAATCGACTTCGTATACAACAAGTGGCAACCTTATGCCACAGAGCAACTTGAACAAGTTGCATAGGAGAAAAACAATATGACGTGGGATGACTACAAAAAAGAATTATACGAAGCGTGTGCCATGCATATCAACGCGGCAAGCATTGCTGCTGATAGATATGCATCGGCAAAGACCGAGCAAGAACGTGCCCAAGCAAAAATTGAAAACAAAGAACACCTTGCAGCGCACTTTGCTCTTCAGTGGGCATTGTACAAGGCAAGCGAAATTGAAAAAGGAGAGAAAAATGTTTCAAATAATCATTAAAGACCTAGACACAGGCGAAATCAAAACTGACAAGAAAATAAAATGCTTTATAGCAGGGGGATGTGACGAAAATGGTAACGGCGTTATAGTGAATGCAATCGCAGGCACGCCCGCAGAATGTGTTAGTGCATTGTGTGCCGCCGAAGCCGCAAAAAAGAGAGTAATCGAAAAACCGGGCGTAGCAGTAGCATTTCTATTCGCAGGACTAAAAGGCGATTTGGACGATTTGCTGAAAGATATGAACGACGACGAAGAAGGCACTGAGATCGAATACGAAAATTGCACGATAAAGGCAGGGAAAGACGAATGAAAAGAATAGAAATAGACGAACTTACATTTTCAAAACTTATGAACGGCGTAAAAAGAAGCGTATCCACTGGCGGATACAAGGAATCGCTCGAATACATACAACTCAAAGTCAGCGCAGATAAAGTAGTCGCTTTTTCTACAGATGGATACAGGGCGGCGAGAGTCGAAATCAAACATACATATCCGATTGAAGAAGAGTTTGTGTGTTACATCAAGCCTATCCCGATAAAAGTAAGCAAGACATTAACAGGCGTAGTTGTAATAGAAAAAACAGAGAAAGAAACCTTTGTCGAAGTTCCGACCGCCTTTGGTTCTTGTAGATACCGTTTTGCGCCACCAAAAGACAACTACATAGATGCAGAAAACGTGTATAGGACGGCAAAAGTACACGACAGAGAAGTTAGTTTCCGCGTGTCTGCTGCAATAAACGCATTCCGAGCGTTGAACGGAACGAATGATTATAACTATGCAACCATTGAAACGTCTGACGACAAGATTAAGGCATTCGTCATTCGAGCAGAACAAGACGGAATCATAAACGAGCAAATTATATTGCCGGTGCGCAAAGTTTGAGATGGGGCGGAAATGAACGCAGTTTTAATATCAATACAACCGAAATGGGTTGAGAAAATAGCAAACGGAGAAAAGACAATCGAAGTGCGCAAGACCGCACCGAAACAAGTGCCATTCAAAGCCTACATCTACTGCACAAACACGCCACAACTTCATCATTTATACGATTTAAGGCACGTCAACGGCGACACTGGCAAAATAAGACTCGGATGTGTGCAGCACAATAAATACAGCCTTGTTGCAGGTGGATGGCTAAACGGCAAAGTTATAGGCGAATTTATCGTTGATAACGTTGTCGAGTTTGAAAGCGAATTTCACGATGACAACTCAACAGAAGAACTGCGCCGAGTTTGGTATGACGAAGACGACGGCGAACGAGATGCGGAACTGTTTGCAGAAGACAGCGAGCCGAACTACCTTTGCACAGCGGCTTGCTTGACTTGGTACGAACTCAAAAATTACGTCGGAACCGGCGATCGCATATTCTACGCTTGGCACATATCCGACTTGAAAATTTACGATAAGCCAAAAGAACTACACGAGTTCAAGAGAGAATGTCCGAAGACCAGCATAAAACGCTCCGACTGCATAACTTGCCCGTTCGAATACTACGAACCGCGCAAAAGCGTTTCGAGCTGCGACGCATATCTTAAAAGACCACCGCAATCGTGGCAATATGTACAGGAGTTGGAATAATGAAAAAGAAACAAGACCAAATACGACAAATGATTGAAATTATTGTGAAATCTCAATTCGATTGTAGCAAACAACGCTGCTTTGTATGCCGCCATCATTCAGACAACTATGATTGTCGATTGCGAGAAAGAGCCAGTAAACAAGCCTATGCTCTTATCAAAGCGGGCTATGGAGATGTGTCAGAATATAAGGAAAAAATTCAATCGCTTAAAAATAACGAAATTGTAACAATTAAAACATGTAATCAAATAGTGCGTGATACTTATAGAAAAACACAAGCAGAACTCAAGCAAGCGTCGGATAAAATAAATTTGTTGCAGGATAGCATCAAAGAAAAAGATGCTGAAATTAAAAGGCTGAAAGAAGTCGTTAAAAACTATAAAGAAGTACTTTGTGAAACAACACAACGAAAAGATGATGCAACTAAACTTAACGACACGCTTGTTGAAGAATATGAGAACAAAATCAAGCAATCGCAAATCGATGTACTGAACAAGGTGAAAGAACAGGTGTTTCATGGTGTCAGTCTATTCTTTCTTCAACTTTACATCGATGAACTAATCAAGGAGATAGAAAAATGATTATACTGATAGTTTTAGGAGTTTTGTTGGCAATAGCAATTATTACTTTTGCGGTTTTTTTCGTCAAAGATAACAATAATTGCATTTGGGAAATCGCCGCATTTGCTATGGTGGTACTCATCGTCGCACTTATAGTTGCAGGTGGATTTGCAATAAGTGCAAAGGTAGGAGCGAAGTATGACAAGGCGTATATCGAAATGAACTCTCAATATGAAGTTTTGGTGCATCGTCTCGAAAATCAAACAGACCATATTCTCGAAGACACCGAACTTTACAACGACATAGTGGAGTACAACACAACGGTAAGGCAAGAGAAAAAATTACTCGATAGTAAATGGATTGGAATATTCTACGACAAGAGCATTATGAAATGCAAAGAAATCGATTTGAGTGCTTTTAGCAAGGGGGTGCAACATGCATAGGAATATCGCAGTTAATTTAGTTTTGATAGTTATACAAGGAATTGCGCTTGCTGTTCTCGGCGCATTTGCTATTTACTATACTGTAGAAGATGAAGCACCAGCCATAGTATCATTTATAGCGTTGTATCTCGCGGTCACAAGTTGGGGCATTCGTAAAATCATTACTTTGTGAGACATAATGGATAATTTGTTTAGAATCATAGCAATAATTCTTTCGGTCATCGGTCTTGGGCTTTCTATAGTGGCAATTCTTATGAACCACGGGATTATCCCTAACTAAAAAACTTTTCAAAAACTAAAAGTGTAGCGGAAAGTAGCGGTAAGATATGGTATGTTCTGTATGGTTGGAAGTGTGGATGACCGTTTTGGCACACGCTTTCCAACCATTCTCTCCCTAAAAAAGCCTGCGAAACCCTGCTATTTGGCGGGGTTTTCGCTTATAGGAGCATACAATGAAATGGAACGAAAGCGAACATCCAAGAGACGATGACGGAAAGTTTAAGGACGGAACCGGTGGTGGCGGCAAAACGCAGTGGATAACATCGAAGAGAGACTATTCCAACGTGCAGGCTGACGAAAAGGACTTGCAATATGATTCGGAGAATGGTAAAATAAAACAAAACAAAGGTTTTATTAACATTCAACTGTTTGCACCACGACTTGAAGAGCAATCAACGCAAGAGTTGGAGAAAACTATTAAGTCTCATGAAAAGATTATGGAGATTCATAAAGATAAGATCAAAAACCCTGAAAAGCATTGTAGTGATTGGGAAAGTATTGATCAAAGGAAAAGAGATGGACGCATTGAGTATTGGGAAAAAGAAATTAAAAACCATACAAAATTAATCAAAAAAGCGCAGGAGTTAATAAAGGAGAGAAAAGATGGAAAAAAGTGATGAAGTTTTGGAAGTTATAAGCTGCTCGTTGAAAAGGTTGGAAGAACAACACGTCAATGAGTATATTGCGAAGCGAATGGAAGATCCGTATTATCGCGATGTGTTACAAGGTATGTATATGGCAATCGATGTTATCAACAATGACCTTATGGGAGAATTTGGAACGGATGAAGTGTCAAAGGCATTAGGATTTTTCCAATTGGCAAATAAGCTTGAACGGAACATGTGATTTTTGAAGAAAACAACAGGAGTGCGAGTGTAATTCAATGGTTAGAATTTCGGTCTTCCAAACCGAATACGAGAGTTCGATTCTCTCTACTCGCTCCACGGATGATTGACGTAACGGTAGCGTAGCGGTTTGCTAAACCGTCCGAGAGCAATCTCGTGCAAGTTCGACTCTTGCATCATCCGCCAATTTTTTATAGAAAAAGAAATAAGCACATCGTAACGGTGTGCTTTTTTTATACACAAAAACACAAAAGGGGGTGGTCGCAAATGACCAAAGCCGAAAGGGAAGCCTTGAAAGCCGAGTTCATCGCAGGCGACTACCGGACAATAAAAGAGTTTGCCGAAAAGAAAGGCATAGCATACACGGGCAATTTTCGTAATGATGTCGCCAAAGAACATTGGTGGGAAGACAAGAAAGCACACAACAAGCGCATCCAAGACACAATCGTGGCAAAAGTAGAAGCAAAACGTGTTGAAGATGCATTGCGTGATGCAACAGCACGGCAGAATGAGACATTGAAAGCAACTGCATTGGTTCGAGACAAGGCATTGAAACTTCTAGGAGCGGCAAGGTCTGCAAAGGAAGTAAATGCAATAGCATCTGCGTTGTATCGAATTAACGAGATTGAGCGTGGACTTCTGAATTACGATAAAGGTTCGGGAGAAGATGCCAAGAGCAGGCTTGCAGAAGTAATTGATGCAATCAAAGGGGCGAGTAAACAATGAACCCTGTAGCATTTACATCGAAGCAGAAACAAATGCTCAATCTCCCGCACAAGACATGGAATATATACACGGGTGCTGTTCGTTCGGGCAAGTCATACGGCACGATGTTTCTCATTCCACAGCGCATAGGAGTGCATTATAAGCAACCTTGCTTGATTGTCGGGAAAACTCTTGCAACGGTCGAGAGAAACGTTCTACGACCGTTAAGGACGATATTCGGCGGATATGACGTTGGAGATATAAAGGGAAGAGCAGACGGCGGACGTTACGTTGTTCTTTGGGGCAAAGAAGTCGATTGTGTTGGCGCAAACGATGAGCGCGCCATATCGAAGATTCACGGCGCAGAATACGGTTACGTTTATTGCGACGAGATGACGCTATATCCCGAGAACTTCTTCAGAATGTTGCAATCTCGTCTATCATTGCCCGACAGTGAGTGCGACGGAACATGTAACCCGGACAGCCCATCTCACTATTTGAAGCAGTTTCTCGACAGCGACGCGTTCACGAAGAACGGCAACTGCATACACTTCACGATCTATGACAACGAATTTTTGCCGAAAGAATACGTGGAGAGACTTGAAGACGAGTATCGCGGGACGATCTATTTCGACCGATGGATACTTGGTAAATGGGTGAGAACGGAAGGCTTGGTCTTTCCGCTTTTTCGTCGTGAGCGCAACTTTCTCACGCTTGACGAGTACGCCGAGCGCAACCGTGGCTCTACGAGAGAGATTCGCTATGTTATATGGGGCGGCGACGGCGCGACGACTAACGACGCGACGGCTATCGTTCCGTTGGCGATTCTTGCAGACGGGCGCGCTGCAGTGCTTGAGAGTTTTTATCACGATCCTAAAGTGAACGGTCAGATGTCGAACGAGCAACTCGTTCCGTATATCCGAGATTATCTCGAATTTATGAACAGAAAATATCGGCTGTATGAAATGGGCGTTCAACACTGCATGCCGATAGACTGCGCGGCGGCTGACCTTGTGCAGACGATGCGGTATCACTTCCCGAGATACAATCCTATATCGTTCACAAAGAAAGACATAAAGAGAACTACGGACGTTGTGAACAACGCTTTCTCGCGTGGAAGCATCACTATCATCAATACCAACGGTTGGTACAACTGGGTTCAAAAGAAAGAGATGTCAGGAATTCAACCGCTTGTTGTAGAACTCGAAACGATGATATGGAACGACGACAACAGCGATGTCGTACGCAAGACATACGACGGAAAGATACCAAACGATGCGGCAGACGCATTCCGTTACGCAGTCAACACGTATTACAACAACCCGTTGAATCTATGGGAAACGCCTGAGTGCGATTTGCCATATTGAAAGGTGAAAAATGGACAATAAGGTAGAATTTAAGAATAATGAATTTGCACCGTGGCAAACTGGCGCGGCATTTGCAACGAACTGGACGTATTCGTATGTCAATAACTCGTTGTTTTTCGCGAAAGTGCGCGGCACATTCAGACCGTTCATGGTGCGTTGCGTTCAGAACTGGCTATGGTGGTATGACGGATGGGTTCCGTATTTCCACAATGCCGAGCGTGGAATTATGTCGACCGGGCTTGCAAAGGCTATCGTTGACCGCACTGCGAAGAAAGTGTCAGGTTCTCGCATCATGTTCAAGAACGCATTCGACGAGAAGAGTACGAAGAAAGGCACAGAAGTCAACGATTCGCTTAAAGCAATCGCAGAGTGGGCAGACAAGACGAATTTCTCGCGCGCAATCAAAATGGGAACGAGATTCGCACTTGCGGCGGGAACTGCGCTCATCAAAATAAATCAAGGCGCAGACGGTAAGTTTGGCGTTGAATGTATCCGCTTTGACCGCTTTATTCCGTCAGTGGATAACACAGGACGGTTGAACGAAGTCACCGTATTTCTGCTTGCGAATATTGACATCGGCGATAAGAGTGTACAGAACCGTAACGTTTATACGCTCGAAGAACATCGTTATTATGGCGATTACATTAAAAGCGATGGCAGAGTGCTTCACAATGTGCCGATATGTGAGTATCAGGTTCACGTGTACAGCAACACGGTGCAGAACGGCATTGGCGAGTATTCTGATGCGTACGGCGGCAGATGTCAGTGGAAAGACGTGCCGAAGCAGGTCAGAAAAGCCATTCGAGAAAAGTACGGACTTTGGATCGACAAGCCGATATTGCTCCCGTTTCAGGACTTGGGATGCGAACTTTTAACCAGCACGGACTGCGTCGGTAATTATCCCGATCTCCCGTTTGGTGAGAGTTTGCTTGCGAATATCATTCCGCACCTGCAAGAGTACGATTACTATCACTCCGCGATGTGTACGGATATGTATCTCGGTCGTGGCAAGGTTCTCGTTCCGAAAGGGCTTTCGAGCGCACAATCTCCGATGGGAGACAATGCGTATAACGGTCTTGACGGCACGACATTCACGCAACTTCCGAGTATGAACCCGGAAGAGCAGAAGCCAACTCCGATACAGTTCGACCTGCGCGCGCAAGATTGGCAGTTAATCAGAAATACGATAATCGAGAACATCGCAATCAACACAGGGCTTTCAAGCACGACGATTGCATCGTTTCTTAACGACAATTCGGCAAAGACGGCGCGCGAGATCTCGACCGAAGAAAACGAGACGGCAGGCTTTGTTGACGACATGCGCGGAGTCATCGAGCAACCGATTAACCGCATTATTGACCGCATAAGGCTTGCAATGGGCTTGCCTGATAAGGTTGTGGTGCGCTGGTCTAATGCTTCGCTTCAGAATAAGTATACGACGGCTGAAACGCTCAATCTCGCAAGACAAGGCGGTTTCATTTCGCAGTATAAAGCGGTGCAGACGTTCAACAGTGACGATGACGACGTTCAGGTTCAAGAAGAGTATGACCGCATCAAGGCGGAATCATCGCAAGAGTATGATGACACCGACAGCGGCGACTATTTCGGCAATGGTGGTGATTTGAATGATGACACGGAAACTGAATCCGCAGGCGAAAGCGATAACGGATTGTCAGTCGGAAATAAAGGCACTCGTCAATCGGATGTATTTGCAAGGTAAACCGCAAATCGACATAGAACGCGAAGTGCGCAAGGTCATAAAAAGATACGGCGTGCAACTCTCGAATAAACAACTTCGGGAGTTGATGCCTAAATCGATGTGGACGCTATATCGCGCGACTATGCTTGCTTTGGTAAACTCGTTTGGCGTCGATGGTCGAAAAGCGTATGAGCGCATACAGACGGCTCAAGCACTTGTGCAAGGCAAGCGAATTGCTACCGTCATACAAGACGGTGTTGAAATGCCGCTTTTGGGGCAAAGGCAGGGTATACCGAACGGCATATATGCGAAAGAGTATATGCAAAAAGTAAACGATGTCTATGTAAGTCTCGCGAAAGAAGATGCAACAGATCCCGATGATTTCAGCGGTCGAAACTCAATGAGAAACCGCGCCGAAATGGAAGTACGCAATGATTATCATCAGAGCGAAATACAAGGTCTTAAAGATAAAGGCGCACGTCTTGTAGTATGTAGCGCACACGCCGATTGTTCCGACCGTTGTTTCAAATGGCAAGGACGTGTGTACAGCCTTGATGGAACAAGCGGAAAAACGCCTGACGGGCAAGAGTATATCCCGCTTGAAACGGCAACTGACATCTATTACACGACAAAAGCAGGCAAGACGTACAAGAACGGTTTGCTAGGCTTCAATTGTCGTCACAGGCTTTACGAGTATGTGCCAGGAATGGGAATTCCGAAAGTTTCAAAAGCAGAACAAAGAAAGGAAAACAAAATCAATACCAAACAGCGAGAAATGGAGCGCAATATCCGCGAATGGCGGATGCGCGAAGACTTAAACCGTGCGGCAGGAAATAAGACTGCTCAAGCAGAAGCACAAAGGAAAGCGGCAGATGCGTATGCGCGTTATAAGAAATTCTCGCTTGAAAATGGTCGAGCATATTATCCCGACCGAGTAAAAATTTGAAAGGATGCGTGAAAGCGTATTCATATAGATTCGGCTTGCGATGGTGGCACGCGCTTGGGGCAGTCGCAGATTGCGTAGGGGCGCATGGATGTGTCGGAAGTAAGTTGAATCGTCTATCGATAGAATATTCAAAAAGGAGAACAAAGATTATGGCAATTTTTGGAAGAAAGAAATTGACCGTTGAAGAACTTATCGAAGCGCTAAATGCTTTGAGCGACGACGACAAAAAGAAAGTTATTGCCCAAAGCACGAGTGAAGACGTTTCCGAAGCAAAGGAAGACGTTGCAGATAAAGGCGAAGACAGTCAATCCGAACAAGACCGCGTGGATGAGAGCGTAGGAGAACAAGATAAACTCGACGGCGACGAAGACACGCAAGACGCGAAAGACCGTGTGGACGAATCTGAAAGCGAAGACAAGGTGGTTGATGAAACCGCCACGGACGACGCGACACCGACAGATGAACAGATTCCTGACGACGCGAAAGACAAAGAAGAATCGGACGACAAAGGAGATTTGTATAAACAAATCGAAGCACTCGGAGCGCGCTTTGATGCGCAGGACGAGAAGATCGCCGAACTTTCCGAAAGACTATCGCACCTTACGGATGCACTCGACAGTCAGCCATTTGGCGCACGCCCGCAAGCAGACGATTCCGACGCACCGACACTTTCAACCGAAGACCAAATTATGCGGTCTTACAATCCTGCATATCGCAGATAAACAAACTAAAAAAATAAAAATACAAAATTAAAAAGCACTCCAAACGGGGTGCTTTTTCAATGAAAGGAGAATCACTATGGGAGCACTTTTTGCAGCAATCAATACCCCCGAAATCAATTCAGCAACTCTTAAGCGCGTGATGGCATCGCGCGGTAAGGACAACATCTTTCAAGGCATTTTCACTCGTCCCGAAGAAGCATGTACCGAAAAGTTTTCAACCGACACCGCCGCGGCTGAAATTCAAATCATCCGTGTAAAACCCAACGCCGGACAGTCTCGTCAACTTGGTGCGGAAAAAAACGGCGGATGGTTCAATGACAATAAAGCATATATGCCGACCACCGAACCGTACGGCATCAAAATCATCAACGTCATCGACTACAACATCGACATTCCATCAAACGAGCAAGGTATGATGAATGTTGACGTCGCAGAAGCGGAAATGAGCAATCTCATCGGCAAAGTTGACCGTCATGTCAACGCTATTACTATGGCGGCACAACTTGCAAAATGGCTCACGTGCCAGGCGGCAGGCGATAAAGCAGTGGGCGACAAAGCAACCGGCAACAAGGTTACGGTTGATGCAACTCCGGGCGCAAATGCGTATCTCGGTTATCTCATCGACGCAAACGGCTATCTTGATGCGGGAAACGAAGATCAAGGCATCGACACCTATCCGAGAAACAAACGTGCATTCTTGCTTCGCTCTTCTTTGAACTCGAGCCTTAAGAAGCAAGGCGTTATCATCGGCGGTTCAAATTTCGGTCAAATCATGGTTCGCACGGGTGCGCTCGACAACGAAACCAAACTTGAAGACGTCATCAATTTCGTCGGCGAAGTCGACAACACTCCGTGCTATGTCGCATCGAATCCTGTTTGGACGTTGATTGAGCAGTATCTCGGATTGACCAAAGGCGCACTCGACAAAGTTCTCGGTCTCGCTGTCTGCGGTATCGGCACTGGTCGTGCGTTGGCATTCAACGATTCCGTCAAAACCATCGATAGCCCTGATGGTCAAGGCATTCGCATTCAGCCGAAATACCGTTTCGGTGCAGAGTGCTGGGACGAATATTCCGTCGTACCTATCGTTGCTAACGACTACGCAACCATTGGCACGATTGGGCAAGAATTTAAAGTCATCGCTCCGGGTTCGAGAGCGTGACCGAATGAAAGAGTGGGGTAACACCCGCTCTTTTATGCCCGAAAGAGTATCGCCGTGCAACTCGGCAAGCGGGCAAAAAAGGAGAAACAATATGAACTATCCGTATAACGATGACGCAATGATTTACGACGCAAAAAGACATCAGTATGTGTTGACAGAGAGATACGTTCTAGAAACTCTCGGCGTAAATCTTTCGCTTACACTCGATACAACGGGTGACGAGAACCCGTCAACACTCGGACAACGCATATTGCGCCGTGTGTCAGACTTTTTCTACAGATACATTTATGCGCACGGTTGCAACAAGGACTTTATCGAATATCTTCTTGCGAAATATCCGCCTTGCAGAGACATTATCAAGGACTGCCTTGTAGATGAAATGTATTATCAACTTCGCAACGGCGATTTCTTCAACTGCGCAGATGTCGACAAGCAATTCGACAGATGGGTATCTCCCACGACGCGCATGCGCCTGCAGGAAGAATTGCCAAACGGGATATGTTTGCTTTATCAGGGCAGATATAACGTAAGAAATATCGATTATAGGAGCGACTATTGATGATAAACGCACTTATGCCTAAATCGGACGATTTGGTCGTCGCAAAATGGTATCCGTCCGACGAGACTATGGAACAGGGCAAAATTATCAAATTCAAATTCTATACGGAATGGAGAACCGACAGGGAACAGCCAGTTCAAAACCTGATGAGCGTGCGGAACGAAACGCAGATTCAAACGCGATATAACTACGATTTCAAGAAAAACGACAAGTTGTATTTTGCAGGCGAATACTGGCTGATAACCGACGTTTCGCGTGAGTTTGACAAACGCGATAGCGAAAAATCACTCGCGCTCAATCGAGTTAGCCTTGCGGCAAAATACGTGCGTATGTCGGTCGTTAAGGTGGTTTGAAATGATTAGTTATGAAGAGCAATGCATAGTTATGCAAAACGTTATGACGGTGTTCAAATCTGTCGTTCCTATAAGAACGGGAAATTTGAAAAACAATGCTGTCAAGTGTGAGTACAAAGGAGACGGAAAGTGGCAGATAACCATTGACGAATCCGTTGCGCCTTATATGCCTTACACAAACGAGCCGTGGGTGTCGCCGAAATTTCACGGGAAGAAAAACCCGAATGAACACTGGTTCGACGATGCGGCAGGACTTATTGCATTGCTCTTATCGCAGGAACTTCACGGAACGTTGCGGCGATAAAGGAGATAGAAATATGATTTCCACACAGAAAATGGCAGATGTACTTACTGCCAAACTTAATAAATATGCGGGCAAAGTCAATGGACAGGACTTTCGATTTCTCATTCATTGCAACGAAGGTGATTTGCAAGCGAAAACGGAAAAGACGCAACGACAACTTCCAACCATTCTTATCAACGGAGTTTTGTTCGAGCAATCAAGCACTCCCATTCCCCTTGAAGGTCTTGAGTGTGTGCTTCTCATGCAAACGTTGCAGATACTTGTTCCTTGCGATATGCAAAGGGTATCGGGGCGTGCTGAATACGCTTTGACCGCGCTTAACGCTTTTGTCTCGGACATAGCGGGCAATGTCGGCTCGTTGACCGATGATGAAGACAAGAATTATTCATACGTGTTGAGCGTCTCAACGCCATTTGTCGGTACGGAAAACTATTTCGGCGATGTT